GTGCTATGGGCTTATTAGAGGGGTTTAACGACGTCCTCTTTTTTGCGGGCTATTAAATCAGCCCACGTTGCCACGGAAAGTCGTAGCTCGGTGTTTTGTTTCGTCCTATTTTGACCAGTACCATAGATTTCTTGTTCTAAAGTCCTCTTGGTATTGTCACAACTCCTACACGTTGCTACCACGTTTGAAATTTCAGTCCTAAGTTCTGGAGCTATTTCAACGGGTGTAACGTGGTCGCCTATGCGTGCGTCTGGTGTGGTCACACCCAACGCTAGACAGTACTGACATAGATAGTTGTCACGTTCCAACGCTACCTTACGAATATAAGACCACATCTTTGAACGATAGAACGCATACCGTTCCTTGCTCTCGTCATCTCTGTTCCTTACTCGCTTGTTGTATCTAGTGCGTGAGTATCTCTGTCTCTCTTCCATGTATGCAACTTCCATACTATGATGCGTAGTACAGTAGTGTGCTGGTCTTTCTGTTAAGGCACGGCACCCCTCTGCCTTACATCGTCTGACCATTGGCATTGGCATACCTCCTTTCAGATAAACTAAAAGAAGAACACTGCTGTGTCCTTCTGATTCGATAATACTATACTACCACGTTCGTAGTATGATGGCGTATGGATTGGTATATACCACTATGAATTAATCCAAATACTTCTCAGCTTGTCTTAGCTTCACATAGTAGGTTGCCTTACTAAAGCCCATACGGTCACATATCTGCCAGATATCTAGCTGGTCTATATAAACCATTTGTAGTAGGGACCTAGCATCTATGTCCCCCACGTTTGCTATCTGCCTACGAAACTCTAGCTTTTGTTTAATAGCTTCAGCAGTAAACCGTTCTACTTCTTCACGAGCAGTCATAAGTTCCACATAGATATCATCCTTGCCCTTACGTTTACCACCTTGTACCATGTCAGTCTGCATAGCACCAGCGGTTACTTTCAGCGCTTGTGATTCCAGTCGTTTAATCTGTTCTATCTGACTGTCAATATATCTATCAAGTGCTTTGATTTGTTGCAGCCGTTCCACTGTTCTCATAAATTCGTTTCCTTTATGGTATAATAATATTATTAACGTTTGAACAGTCCTGGGCATTAGTCTGGGTCTTTTTATTTGAAAAAAACAGTAAAAAAGCGCAAAAAATCACTTCCTGTGCTATACTGTAATTGAAATTTTTTTAGTTTGGGCGTTAGAACTGTTTCCTCAGTCCTAGCGCCTTTTCTGTTTGATAAATCTGTTTGCTGGAGAGTAGTTTATAAATGATTCTGAGAATCTTATGTGCGCAAGCAATAATCGCCTTCATCTTGCTTCCTCTTTGGGAAATTCGATTGTAAAAAGAAGAAAAAGCTGGATCCTTAGAATGTGCTGCAATTAATCCCGACATGGTCAAAGCCTGTTTGATATATCGATTTCCTTGCGTGATGTGTGAGGATTTTTTAATGCCAGCACTTTCATAAGAGCCTGGGCAGAGCCCAGCCCAAGAAGCTAAGTGTGCGTCCGATTGAAAAGCCTTCACATCTGGTCCAATCTCAGCTAAAATAGTGGCTGCACAAGTTTCACTCACACCAGGAATCATTTGAAGTAATCTATTTTCTTCAGGGAAACTCCTTTTCGATATAAGCTATTATTTCACTCCTTAATTTATTCATGAGTTTTTGATACAATTGATATTCTTCTAGGCTTTGCTCCAAGAGAAATCGATCCTCCAGTGACAACTTCCCATTCATGGCCTCCATTAATTCTTCGGGACTTGCTTTGACATGCTTGTGAATACAAGCTGTCACATTGTCATAATCAATGAGTTCCCCATTGATAAAGAGCGTTAAAAGAGACTGTCCTGTCTTAGAGAAGATATCAGAAAGATAGCTGGTTAGTTTGATATTAGCACGTTGTAAGAGGTTATGAATCTCATTCTTTATTTGAGTTTGACGTTGTTTGTAAGAACGTAACCTACGAGTGAGTAAACGTAACTGCATCACTTCAGGGCTTGGAATGTAAGATGGCTCAATAAGTCCACAACGTCCGAGCTGTGCAATCCATTCGGCATCTTTCATGTCTGTTTTTCGACCAGGCACATTCTTAATATGTTGGGGGTTAGCTAATATCAAATTGAGTTCTGAGTCTGAGAATATATTAAAGAGTGGTACCCAATATTGGCCAGTGCTTTCAAAAAAGACATGTGTGACGTGATTTTCCAATAACCAATCTAAGGCGTTTTGGAGAGCTATAGTTGTTGTACCAAATTTTTTCTGAATCTTTTTAGGTTTATTGCTTTCTAGTGGACCATCTAGAATACAACAAACGATAGACTTTTGGTGGACATCAATTCCACAACAAGTTTCAATCATAACTTCCATTACAAAAACCTCCTGTTAACTATTGAACAATAGAACAAGAGGCTATTAGTAATTTTATTTTCATGCTCAAGGCATATTCGAGTTATCTCATGACTCTTGTTCATCCAGTTTTTTGTACAGGCTAGGAAAAGCCCTATTAAAGACCACAGATTTGTATTGTTCATCTTCATTATAAGCCGAACTTTCTTTTCTGTCATGAGTTAGCAGGCATTGCCTGCTTGGAGTTTTTTGTAGCCATCGACACCAGCAAGGCCTTTGACTACATGTAATGATACCGGTAAGAAAGAGGTTTTTTCACATCCTTTTTTTAGAAATTTGCTGGGTTTGTTTGGACAACGCCTGTCAGATTGTCCGGTGTTGAAAAAGTGTTCAAGCCACTAAAAATCTATATTCATTTTTTAGCTTCATTTTTTATTTTTAGTGATGACAGACTAATGACTGACAAGGGAGTCGAACCCTTGGCAGTCTACGATATAATAGACGAAATCATTATCGGGGATTTTCCCCTTTCAAGAATAAAGTAGTGTGAATTATGGAGATATCAGTTTACGCTAGATATCACCTTCCTTGCGTTATATTAGCCTTGCTACCAGCTTCCAAAGCTTATGATTTGAAAGAAATAAAAAAGGTTCCTCGATTCTAATTTCTTATTTACTGGTAATAGCTAGTGAGGGAGTCGAACCCTCATAGACCGTTCTAGCTACACGCCTAATGCGTAGGCTGTATAAAGGGCTTTTCTGACCGACGTCTTATCACGACCTACTTTGCCTTTGTTACGATATTCTAGGGTTATGCGGTCAACTTCGTTGTCTAGTTTCTCAGACCATTCGTAGTTATTGAAGACAAAGTCGATAATCTCGCTGAATAACCCTCTTGACAGTATTCCTTCAATTTGAATAGCCTTCAACGGTGTTAGGGCGGCTTTTTCCGCATAGCAACAATTGAGGGCGTTTTGGGTTTTGTTAGCTGCTTTTTTTGAGCAACCCTTAACATCCATAATATGTTTGACAATACTGTTAGGATAAGTCTTTCTAAGCACTTCAACTTCTGCACGGAAACGCTTGAATAAATCTTCTGGCAGTCCTGCGTTGATTTTATCCAACACTGGGCGCGTGGTTTTGCCTCTTGTGTAATTAGTAGACAGATAGTCTTGAAGGTCGTCGAATAATTCGTCAGAAATGATGCCTTCTAGTCTATCGACAGTTCGGGGCGATATCCTCGCACGTTCCACGACTGCACTATTAAATGCTTGATAAATGATACGAGCTTGTGCTTCACTGCACTGTTTCACATCTTGGAAGAACTGCTTATAAGAGCCTTTTTTGTACGTCTCTCTCAGTGCTGCATGTTCGTTGACTAACCGTTGATATAATTCCTCGGTCAGTCCGGAATATTTGTATTTTACGCTCATGAGCTCACCTCTAGTAACTCTGGTTTTGTGTAAATATTTCCGATAACAGAGTAATCATCACTAAATTCATTCAATGCTCCACTATATCCACAATCGTCACTTGTAATCTGGTCACATACCCACGCGCCATCTTCATAAGATACTGTTGTGTAAATGAAATCGTTTTCTTGTTCAAGCCCTTCATCGCATAAGATATCCCCTTCAAAGATTTCTTTTTCATTTTTATCGATCAATCCAGTTGATTGCATTAAAACGATGTCATCGAAATTGTAGTAATTCGTCCGTTCGAAAAAGAGTGTTTTTACAGAAATTTCGCTTTTCCCGAAATCGATGGACATAATATCATCGACTTCGTACATCGTTTTACGGATTTTATCCCACGCTCTAAATCTAGGTATCATTGTCCTCTCCCTTTCAAATAGCTAGGGATATCATCCCCAACCTCTACGCTATCGTATTGTTCCTTGCTCACTAGGAACTTACCATAAGCTCCACAATCAATAGTGTAGAGCTTTCCGACCATAGATTTTCCTGTCACCTTGCCGTGCAATTCGACGGCATTATCCGCTTTGTGAATTACCACCGTCTCAATCGGTCTATTAACCACTCGTAGAACGGTAGTCACGTTAATGGCTAGCGACACCACTAACAGAATCGTCGCTATCGTTAAATCTTTATGTTTCACTCATAAACTCCTTATATACTTTTTCGAAAATCTCACAAACCAGACTTTGAGGAATGTTTGACCTCTCATTATAAGATTTCGTCCAATCTTGAAATTTGATGTCATTTGATTTCTTTTCGTTTTTTAAATTCAGTTCAATATTACCAGAAAATCTAGTTGGTTTAGAAATTGGATAATCATCATAGTTGTTGTACCTTGTATGATTTTCAAAAGGTATTTCAAAACCTAACACCCTCTCAATGTATTCCCAGATTCTGCCAAACGCTGGATTCTCTATGATCCAATATCTTGGCTTGTATCGTTTAATGATTTCAACTGTATTGAATACACATAATTCACCATTGATGCGTTTCATAAGCTGCTTATTTGGATAATATTGATATCTGTCATAATCTTTATGATCACGAACAGTAAATATCGACAATGGTTCTTGCGGCTGAAATAAAGAGTCGCCTTGCTCTTGTTTCCAACACGCATTTCCTCTATCCATAGCGCTAGCATTAGACCAACTTTCACACGGTGGGCTAGCGATAATCAGATCAGGTTTAGGTAATTTGTCCAATGTGTCAAATAGGGTGTTATTTCCAAACAAACGGCTATAATCAGCTAAATTCAGATTGATAAAATGATGATTTTTATTTTCAATATCAATACCTATTGGATAGATTTCAATATCTTTGTCTAACTTCTTAACACCTTTTGTGTATGATCCGTTTCCACTGTCAAACAAAGCCCAGACAATCATACTAGAGGTCTTCTTCTTTGACGAAAGTTCCATTAATCATCTTTCCATTTCTGTTTTTAATTTCCTCATACGCAATATCGAGACATTCAGTTACATCTAGGTCTAACTGGTGTGCTAGCACGATAATCGTTACTAGCGTGTCACCGATAGCGTCCTTAAGCGCCATTTGCGGTTCTGTGAATTTAGTCGGTTTCAAGAGTACATCTCGAATTTCTCCGACTTCTTCAGTAACCCGCATCCACTGAATCTTAGGGTCTGCTTGCTTAAGGTTGCGTTCATCAGCCCACTGATTGATCGCAGTGATTAGGTCTGACAGTGTATTATCAGTATCGTAGCCAAGTAGGTAGGAAATTGATACATCGAAGAGGTCAGCTAACTTCTTAGCGTTACTTCCTTTGATTTCATGGGTACCGTGTTCCCAATTTAAAATAGTCAGCTTTGTGGCATTCATTAGTTCCGCTAACTCCACCCTTGTCATTCCCTTTGATTTTCTTAACTGTTTAAGTCTGTTCATTACACTATTCCACCTCCTTGATTTCAATCCCCTCGCAGTCGATCACCCAGCCTAACCCAAGTGATTCAAGTTCGGATTTCGTGAAGTCGGTTTTGAAATTTAGATTAAAATGCGGCCAACTGCCATCGTTGGTCAAATATTGGCCTGTTCCCTTTATCTTCACTCGATACCGTGCCTCTTTCTCGACCTCGTACCCAAACTGGTTCATGTTGACGAGGGTTTCAAACGGTTTTTTTCCACTTCCAATCATCCACTCTTGGAAGTCAGTCAAACATCCTTCTTCAAAATTCTTTTCTGCTCTACATACTTCTTGATATATTTTTTCTTCAAGCTCGTCCTTATTTTTCTCATACCAATCCGCCACGAATTGCGGAACCACTGGTTTTTCGAAGAACGAATCATATAAGTCCTCTGCATAGGACATTGAAATGCGTGCTATCTTTGATAATTTCTGTACTGCTTCTTGTTTATCCATCATGCGTCCACCTCTTCCAATTCCACTGTATACATTCTTGAATTACGATACTTAACACCTCGTAAGCGGTGCAATTCGTTGATAGCGTCGTTCTTGTTGTTAAAAATATGCTCACTGTCTGGAATATTGTCGTAATAGACAATTACCTTATATTTCATAGCTCGACTAATCTCCTTCCTCTCTCCGTTGTTCTACGAGCGTACACTGGTGTACCGTAGTAACCAACCGTGCTAGATGAAACGCCTAACTGCTCAGCTATCTCACGCTTGGTACCCATAGCGATTAGTTCTTCGCCTTTGTACAAGGCATATTCTTTGGCCTGCATAATTCCACCATCCTTGCTAGTAACTCTTGGTCTGGTAACTGCTCCAGCGTCAGAATACGGTTTAATTTTTTGGTATTAATGCCTAGCTTGGCGCTGATATATTCCACATCCTCATGATTAGCCCAAAACCACTTCGAAAACTCTTGCGTTTGACCTAATACACTTGTATGGCCGTAACTCCCTGGAGCATATACACCAACCAGTTTGTCTTTAACTTTGCTTTTCATCCCATTTCCTTAATTTCTAATTCAATGCGTGGGTTAGGACTGTACTTCTTGCGAGCTATTAAACCACAAACGATGCTATCATCCGTCCACACGATACCCTTCTTATCAACTTTGTTGTAACCAGCGTTTGAAATGCTATCAAAGAGCGCTTTAACTAGATTGTCAAGGTCGGGTTTCTTAGCATGCCAAAGTCTTTCAGACATAAATTTCTTGAATGTGTCCCATGTTTTAGCTCTAGCTTTTGGCGTGGGGTTTTTCGACACATTCAAAGGAGCCTTCATGTAAAATGTGACGTCAACGAAAATCGGGCCGTCAAAGAATTGTCCGTCATATTCTTGCTCAATGAGTTGCGAGCACTGACGACGCCACGCCTTCATTTTCGGGTCTTCATAAGTTCCAAATTTGCTAAATCGTGGTCTTGTCTGAGGTTTAGGCTCGATGTTTAAAGTCATTTTCATAGCTTCACCTAGAACGGCAAATCATCATCACTGATGTCCATGGGGTTGCCTTGCATTTGATTGCTACGCCCAAAGTTTGGCCCTTGCTGCTGTGGTGCTTGTTGCCCGTAAGGCCCTGCATAGCCGTTGTCATTACCAAACGCTCCCGATGTATTGCCTTGATTTGCATTACTACCTTCACGAGTTGCACGACTTTCCAACATTTGGAAGTTCTCAGCGACAACCTCGGTTACATACACACGTTGACCTTGCTGATTCTCGTAGCTACGGGTTTGAATGCGCCCAGTAATGCCAATCAATGCGCCTTTTTTAGCCCAGTTAGCCAAATTCTCAGCTGGCTGACGCCAGATAACACAGTTAATAAAATCTGTTTCACGTTCACCATTAGCGTCCTTGAAATTACGGTTAACCGCAAGGCTGAAAGATGCTACTGCGATGTTGTTGCCAGTGTATTTGAGTTCTGGGTCTCTAGTTAGACGACCAACTAGAACAGTCGAATTGATCATTTCTTGTTCCTTTCTTTTACTCACGATTTAAGAAATCGTCCAATGTTAGAACCTCATGTAGTTTTTTTTGTGATTTGCAATAATCACAATGTCCGCATTTCTTAGGTTCTTTGTTCCCAAGCGCCACTTGATAGACTCTAGGGGCGTGCTTAGTGATGTAATCAAGCCCATCGTTCAACCATTCTTCCGTCAATTCAATGATTTCCTTGTCTGGCTGTTTCTCTTTTGAGATGGCCACGATAAAGGGTTTGAATGTTGGGTAGTCCATTTGTCGTAGCAATTCTAAATAAGTTCCTAGTTGGGCATGGTACTGAAAACCTAGGATATTATTGACGGCAGTTGGTACTTTCGCATGTAATTCCTCTGACCATTCCTTAGCCCAGATAGATTTCATGGTTTTTAAATCGACCACATAGCCTTTTGAAAAATTGATGCTGTCGAGTTTTCCTTTGAATGGCACGCCAGCAATAAATCCAGTGATAATCTTTTCTTTTTTGACTTTATCGCCTTTCTTGCCGTGGTAGAGATTATTGAAAAGCGTATCGTCCTTGAGTGTGTCGATAACTTTCTCAGCAAGTTTGAAATCTGATAGCAATCCATAAGGCTTGCGACTAGAGAACAAGGCTTTTTTATTTTCCTCTTTGAATTTCTCATGAGCTTCTTCACTTTCAAAGTAGCTATGGACGTAGTTGCCAAATAATAGCGGTGTTTGATCTCGTTCGTCTTCCCAAATACCATCATCAATCGCTTTAGCTCTAGCTTCACATTTCATGTATTTCTTGAAACGACTTACAGACATATAGGTTTTGTCAGAGTAATAATTTTCCTCTGTCAAGATTGTTAAATCAGTCATTTTCTACCTCTTTGATTTTGGTTGAATCACCTTCAAACAAGCTGACTTCTTCGATGATTTCACCGGTTTCAGCATCTACGCTTTTATCTGGTTTAGTTTCAGTTTCATCACTCATAAGGTCGCCCAAGAGTGTTTGAGTGTCCTCGTTTTGAGGTGTAACGTCGATAGGATCAGTCTTAACTTCCTCAGTTTGATTGTCCGAGATAAGACCTTCTTGCATTTCTGTCGATAGAGGGGCATACTTGCTCAAAATGCTCTTGAGTACAGTCTTTTGAGCCATAGCGTCAAAGTCAGTAGACCAAGGCCCTCTTGCGTAGGTTTTTGAAAAGCGTTTTCCGTGAGATTCCGCTTGTTCTTTCGTCCAGAAAGTCAATTTCTTAAAGCCATTCACAAGCTCGAATGTTGCAAAGTAGCCATAAACTTCATCTTCTGGTTGGGTGAAATCAATATCTAGTGTTTCAAATAGCGGATCATACGATTTGAATTGTGCTTTGTAGACCTTACCAGAATTGATGGCTTTGAATTGACCAGAGCGGATAGCTAACTGGATAAGTCCTTTATACCCAAGCTGAAACTGTGCATCTTGTTTATACGGCACGATGTAAGCAAAACCCAAACTAGGCTCAATCGGCAAATTCAAGACTGCTGCTTTCATTGCCGCTGTCATGATTGAGGTGTTGCTAGCTCGTGCTAGTAGATTGTTGTTATTCACGATTGACAGCAAACTTGCGGTAAATTGTCGCTCGTTTCCGTTCAATACCTCTTGAAATTTTTGTTTGACTGCTGGTGTGTTAAAAAAGTCCTTGTGTGCAAGTTGATTTGTCATATCTTGTCTTCCTTTTTATTTTGAATACCCTTATTTCGCATTTTAAGGGGGTGTGGTGCAATTTTAACGGTGCTATAGTCTATTTATACTACCGAGCAAAACACACGCCTTAAAATCGATTTTAGAGGGGTTTCCTAGTGTGTGCTAAAAATCTGCGTTGATTTCTTAGCGAAATACATATATTCGTTAATTTTGTTGATGAATGAGTATAAATCTAGCTCGTTCATCATTTTCTGTTTATGCCCCTCCGAGAATACGAGGCCATGAATGCGCTCGTAGTCCTCAAAGAGCTTTAGTTTTACTTCTACTTCTGTCAAAGCATCATCCTCTTGTCCTGTTGTGTCTTAAACTGATAAACGTGTTCGTTCGTGGTTCCAAGTCCTGTCTTTTTGAAAATTCGAGAATAAACACGCTTGCCATAGGTGCCCATGATATCCCGTGGGCTTAAATTTGTCGTGATGATGGTCTTGGTACGCTTATTCAGAATGCTGTACAAGATACCATTTGACCACTCTGTCACTTTCTCAGTCCCCACATCGTCAAGCACTAGCCATTCGGCCTCAGATATTCGTCTGATATACTCAGCTTCCAAGCTGAAATCCTCTTTGATTTTGGCTAATAGGTCAACGATGTTGATGAATAGCCCCATCTTTTTGGTATGATCCGACAATGCCTTAAGTGCTGAATAAGCTAGATGGCTCTTACCGACACCGGTATCACCGATTAGGACGATATTGTAGTCTTGACCATCAAGATAGCCTTTGAGTTGACTTCTAACATTCTTCAAGTCTTCTTTCTGCTCTCTGGTTACCGCCTTGTAATTGTCAAAGCTAGCATTTTTCAAATCATCATCAAGCAAGCTGAAATCCTTGAGAAAGTATAAACGTTTCTGTTCTTGCTCACGCTCGTATTGTTCTTGTGCCTTAATGGCGTTTTGTTGCTCTTGCTCTTCTCGATGGCATAGCTCACACACTGTATAGGGCTTTGAGTTAGGAAGCTGAATTGTGACATAGTGTCGCTTATGCTTGTCGCAGTATTTACCGCTAGGCTTCATGTATTGCTTTCGCATTTGCTTGGCTGTTTGCTCTAAACTCATAGGCATTACCTCTAATATTTGCTACAAGCTGGGCCAAATTTAACTGGTTGGTTGTCGGTGTTTTTGCGTTCATCAAATTTTCGTTGTTCTTCGTCTTGTTGAGCAACAGTGTGAATCCCGTTTTGCGCCCAATTTTTTAGGATAGAGTTAATATAGCCGAAGCCTCTCTTTGAGTTGTCAGCAGCTCTATCGATAGCTCGTTTGATTAACATGATTTCCAAGTTGTCATAATCAATATATCCATTCAACTTTTCGAGTTGATAACCATCAATAGGCCCTATTCTTTCTTGGTAGTATTGAAAAATATTAAAATCTGATTGATTATCAGCAGCAGAAACAGAAAATTCCTCTTTTTTAGATTCTTCAGTCTCTCTTCTGTTAGATTGAATTATATTAGATTGAATTATATTATCTTTACTTATATTGGGTAAACCATCGGTTGCCGTTTGGTTTACCAGTGGTTTACCAGTGGTTTCATCGGTGTTTTCCTCAAGTAACTCTTTATAAATGCTAGGTACATATCTGTCTTTTCTGACAGTGTTTTGTTCGTGGAAATCAACCACGAAATAAACCATTTCATCATTAAGAGGTTTTACGAATTGCTTGATAATTAGAAGTCCTAAGTCATCCTCGTTAGCCCCTATCATTCTGAGAATAGGAAACGCTTCCACCACTCCATCATCGTCGCAATTTTGGATAAGATGGAAATATAAGGCTTGTGCTTCTAGTGGCAAACGTAAGAAACGGTGTGTCTGAGTTACGGTTTTACTTATCATTCTACGGTTCCCCATTCTTACCTCCTGTATAGTGTTTTTTCTGATTATCTGCCATGTTTAATGCCTACCCTCCCACCACTGCTTGATTATTTAATTTTCGTCCAGTGCTTCTAATGTTTTAACTAAATTCACATAAGCTTCGTAATGTTTGCCACTATCTTCGCTATCTTGATACGCTTTTTTAACAAGTTCTCCACCCGTGCCGTAGAAACATCCAACAGACCACATCTTGTTAGAACGTGTGTAAGTGAAATATCTACCACTAGACCAGTTATTCTTAAAAACAATGTAGTCATTTAATTTTGAGACCCTAGCGTTACCAGAGACCTTTGCGTTACCATAGACCCTAGCGTTATCATAGACCCATGCGTTATCATAGACCTTTGCGTTACCATAGACCCTAGCGTTATCATAGACCCATGCGTTATCATAGACCTTTGCGTTACCATAGACCCTAGCGTTATCATAGACCTTTGCGTTACCATAGACCCATGCGTTACCAAAGTGACTTAGGTTTTCTTCTTTTTGGACGTATCCACCAAAATCGCCCTTTTCGACATCACCGAACGAAATCAACGCTTTGATTCTGAATAATTCAATCCCCAAAAATGTGATTTTAGACGATAAATCTAATTCGAATTTTTTAATCATTTTTTTTCCTCGTTGTATTTTTTAAAACTGAGACTAAGCGCTGTGATACCAGTGGCAATCACTACAAGTCCAAGAGTTGACGTGATGCCTTCTTTTTCACCAGTGTTTGGCAATGTTGCACTGTAAGTAGGTGTATTTGCCACCTCAGACGGCACAGAATCGAGGCTATAACTAACTGTGGTAGATTCTACCTCTTTAGATTTCGGAGCGTCTATGGGCTTGTTAGGCACCTTTTTAGGCTCCACTGGTTTTTCTGGTGTTGGTTCCTCTGGGATGTGCAACTCTGGCAAATCTAGAACTGGAGCTTCGTTTGGTACTACTCCACCTTCAAACGGTGGTAGCTCACGCTCTTCTGGGATTCCCGGAATGCCGCCTTCAAACTCAGGTTTTTCGTATTTAGGAGCTTCATTTGGCACTGTGCCAATAGGCTCAGTGTACTCAGGTAACTCTCGTACCTCTGGGATTCCAGGGATGCCACCTTGAAATTCTGGAATGTCTACTTTTGGAGCTTCACGAGGAATTTCAAATGTTGGCTCTGGTTTGTTTTCACCGCTTGCATCCCCTCGTCCACCTACAAGTTGAATCTTCGTATATGAAACAGCACCGTCTGATTCAGCTTTCAATTCAATCTTGTTAGTAGGATTAGTTGAGTCCTTAACAGCATTTACAAGCTTAGTCTTGTAGTACAAGTAAACCATTCGGTCCAGTCTATCCATTTTGATTTCAAAGCCATGCTCTGATTTTGAGATAGACTTAACTAAGTCCATAGCTGAACCTTTGTCAATCCAAGGATCTACACTTTCAATGTTCTTAATTTCAAAGTAGTTATCAACTAACTTTTGATTTTCTGACATTTCATCAACGATAGTCACATAGTTTAGTACACGTTTTGCATAGTTAACACGAGCTGTCCAGTTAATAACAGTAGGGTCTTCTTTGTCTTGGAATCCCCATTTTGCAATCAATTCATCTTTGCCAATGACTTGCTCCGAACCTACATTGACTGTTACCACAGTGCCGTTAAAGTTGGCACTTACTGGTTTTCCAGGAACAACTTTATCTGTCCAGCTTGCATCTAGTTTAAGACTCATACTCTTGTTTAGAGGGTGAGTTTTGAAATAGTCGTTAAATACAGTGGTTACTTTGTTGGCATTAGCGTCTGCTGTAGCTTTACCAACAACAGCGTTCTCTGGGTTATGCACGTCAAACTCGTAAGAGGTTTGGAATTTCACTTCTTGAGGCAAGTCAAAAGTAACCTTGTCGCCTTCATTTACTGGGATATCGTCTGGGATGTTGATATCCTTATACTCAACTTTGAATGGGCTATACTTTCCATTACCGTTAGGGAAGTTCACTTGCACGTTAGGGTTTTCAACGTTGATAGTAGTGTCTGTTTTAGTCACTGTGGTAGGTGCTGTTTCGACTGGTTTAGCTACTTCTGTAGTTGTCACTGGCGCTGTTTCTGTAGCAACCGCTGGAGTTTCTGCAATTGGTTGAGCTTCCACTGGTGCTGGTGGAGTAAATACTGGTGTTTCTGCCACTGGTGCCACCGTTTCAGACGGTGTCACTGTAACGTTCCCAGCGTTGTCAGCTGTGTAGACGTTAGACACTGCTGGTTGAGTATCTACTGCTGTTTCAGTCACTTCATCAGCTGATACTGCACCCGCTCCAATTAGTAGAGCTGTGGCAAGCGCTAGTGTTCCGCAAAGGCCATAAGCTTTAGTGTTTTTGAAAGATGGTTTTGCAATTACTTGTGTTTTCATGGTATAATCTCCTTGGTATAATTTTTCTTGCACAGGCCCTTACCTGTGCTTTTTTAGTGCTTCAATCCGCACCCATAGCCCACCGTTTCATGTTTTTCAATGTTTTTTTAGAAAGGTATGTGTGAATATGTGGGTAAAAGTTTATATTTTTTGGGGAAAGGTATAAGTTACACTCCACGGTGAGCCGTGGCTACGGATTGAAGATAGTGATCTTAACGGTTTCCGTATTTTGCCAAAAGCTCTTGTTCACGTTTTTGGCGTGCTTCATATTTGCGTTCGTTTTCTTCGTATGGTGTCCATACTGGCTCGAAGAAATATTCTGGTTCTTTTTTCTCTTTGACAAATAGCCATTTAAGTAGTTTTTTCATTTTTAAATTCCTTTCTATTTCCCTAACCGCACTAAGGGACTAGTGAGGTGTAATATATTTAAGGAGACTTATGAATATCAATCGTTGCTGCTTACTTCAACGGTAGTTTTTTTTGGTATTGTTTTTGATATCTCACTAGCCCCTTACTACGGCTAGGGTTATGTGCTAGGCAATCTCTTGCCAATTATTGTTAAGCCAATCTCTTACAGGGTCCCGTGGGTATCTGATTTGACTCCCTCGACCTTTGTCGATTTTAGGAAAACCGTCAAGGTTGGTTATCCTTAAGAACTCGGTATAGTTGCCAATTCCAAGCATTGACTGGCACTGTTTAGCGGTTAAAATCATGGGTAGCGTTTCGTCTATGTCAAACGCTTTGGTTTTGTCCGCTATTACCTTTGTCAGCATGCTATCGAATTGGTCAGCTAGTGGTTTGAATGGGTCTGTCATGTTGCCCCCTCTCTTTTGATTTGTCCAACGGTTGGATAAACGTTTTACTGCTCAATGAGTGGCAGGATGTCGTTAACTTTTAGCAACTCATACAAGAACAAGCGCCCCTTTTGTGTCCAAGTCGTTGTCATATTGACTTGATCTTGACCGTTCTTATCCTTGTAATCAAATGTCGAACTATCGACATAGCCTTTACCAATGTGTTTTTTATACAAAATCCACTGACTGTTGACCTTGTACTGAACACCTAGATCATGCAAGATTGCATTGAACTTCCTGGCACTCATGCCGTAATCTGCCGCAATCTGGGTAACACGCACCGCCCCTTTACTTTCTAGAATGATGTCGAAGTAGCGTGCTTGCTCTTGCACCAAGGCCAACTCAGCCTCTAGTTTCATCACTTTAGCTCGTTCGTCTTTAAGAGCTTGAAAGGCTGCAATGGCAAGGTCAGGATCGTTAAGTAGTTGGTCTGTAGCATACATGCCATGTTTGCGGATGGTTGGCAAAACCTCTGATGTGACCCAACGTTTAAACTCCTTGGCTTGTGGTAGTTTGCTGGATAGGATGAGCGAGTAAAGACCTGATTCGTTGATGATTACTAGGTCTTGCTTACCTCCAGGGGTGTCAAATTTTGAGACCCCCTTATCATCTTCGTCAACATGGCTTTTTAAAGCTTGTCTAGGATTTGTATATCCCAGAACTTCTGCCACATCCTTACCCACAAAGTAAGGTTCATTGTTAATAGTTACTGTTCGGACATCTTGTCCGTGGAAGTTAAAAATTTCGTTCATTTTTCCCTTTCTGTTTCTGATATAATAGTTTTAAAAAAATTGGAGTTTTATTGTGGAAGTTCTATCAAACAAAGCGCATTGCTTAATCAAAACATTTATTAAAATTCGGAAATCTAACAAACGGGGTCGAATTTACTACAAAGATAATAAAGAATTAATAGATAATAACGATATTTTTATTCAGGAGCTTTGCGACAAAGGCTTATGCGTCAAAGACGTTTCTGGCGACGTAGGTCTCACGAAGAAAGGTCTTTATTATCTGCCAGAATACAAAGCATTCATGAAACGGACGCTATTAACTTCTTTATGGCTTCCATTCATAGTTTCTATTCTAGGAACATCTTTTACCTTGTTTCTTAATTATTTGATAAAACTTGTGATAGGCTTAATCAACTGTAAAGGGTAAACCAAATAACTTGTGGAGAAGCAGTTTGATAATAAGGAAAATCCCTACCCCAACAATCGAACCCAATATAGAGCCGACAATTGCCAAAAAGGTACAACTTATCATTAATCCGGTATAACTCCAAAGCCAATCGTCAATGACGTCTTTGATTTTTTCAAAGGCTTTTTTTAATGTCTTCATTTTGTTTCCTTTCTATCCGTTTTCGATTGTTCGGTTTAATTCGGATTTTTTGCCTAAAAAAATGTTATCCATTGGAACTTTGTAATATTTCGATAGGCTCTTCAATAGGCTCACTGGGATGTTAGAAGAGTCGTTCTCATACTTTAACAAAGTTTGATAAGTGATTCCATTAGCTTCTGCTACTGTCTTTGCGTCTAGGTCGTAGTTAGTTCGCAAAGCTCGTAAAGTTAGAATCATGTTCATCCTCCTTTTAATATTGTTATTAGGTCTTCATCAACCTTACACACTTATTATAATTCGATTTAATTCGAATGTCAACACCTTTTTCGTTTTTTTTCGAATTTTTTTCGATTTTTTTCGTTTTTATTATTTACTAGTGTGCAAAAATGTTGTACTATATATGGTAGAAAAAGGGTGAAAGGAATTATATAAATATGGCTAGAGGAGAACAAACCCCGCAAGAAAAAGAAGCGATGAAAGTAGTTTCTGCTAGATTGAATGGGCTGATTTCAGCTCACAACATCAAACAGAAAGAGTTAAGTGAAGCTACTGGCATCCCGACAAGTACATTATCTGGATATATGAAAGGTAGCTCGCTACCAATAGCTGGCAATATTCAAAAGTTGGCTGACTATTTTGGTGTAAAGAAATCTGCGATTGATCCACGTTTCGAAACTTCGGACTCTGATTTCAATCCTGAACAAGAAACCAATGATATCGCTACTCTCTTACGTCAACAAATCAAAAACCAACAAATCATAAATGACAAGTTGGATAAAATAATTCAATTTTTAGAAAAGAGGTAATCTTTATGCTACTAGCATTAATCTTAATTATCATCACTATTGTATTGGTTTATCAAGCTGTCCAGCTCTCTAAAATTCCAAAACCTATAAGAGAACAATATAAGGCAATCATTAAATCATGTAACCTTAGAAAGATAGGCGCTGGAATTTCTGTCGATGATAATAAACAGATATTGGTTTTGCCTGGCACTCCAAATATCCCAATCCCTTTATCTGATGTAGTAAGTATTGAAACAGACGAAAAAACTAGACAGATAACTACTACTACTGGCTCAATTAAGAAAAAGGGCGCTATTACAAGAGGTGCTCTTGGTATGGCAATGCTTGGTCCTGCCGGTGGCGTTGTTGGTGCAATGTCCGCTAAAAAAGTTGATAACAGAAAATATACAACCGAAACTGTCACAGACAAATTCATTGCAATTCACACCAAAAATCCATACCGCCCGTTGTTACGCATGAGATACACCGATAAACTGTGGTATCAATTGGAAAATCTATTTCCGACAAAATAAAAAACCAGTCTCTCGACTGGCCAAACTATATCAAGGGAGTGTGTAAGATTAATATCACAACCCTTTTATTATACCAAAAATAAGGGGACTAACTATGGCATCATATCGCAAACGCCCAAACGGGTGGGAGTATCGGATAAATTACTACGACTCTACTGGCAAACGCAAACCCAAGTCAAAGGGTGGTTTCCGTACTAAATCTGAAGCTATCAAGGCTGCGGCTGAGATGGAGTTAAAGCTACAAGATAATATTAATGTCAATGAAGATATCACCTTCCTCAACTATTTCAAGCAGTGGTGCGAGGTCTACAAGCGTCCGAACGTGTCAGAATTGACGTTCAATCTGTATGTGATTAACCAAAGACAGATAGCGTCTTTTTTTGGCGATAAGAAACTAAAAGATATAACTGCCACTGAGTACCAACGTGTCTTGAATCAGTACGCTGAAACTCACGCCCACTTGACTGTCAAGAGATTTCATACTCAGATAAAAGCATGTATAGACATGGCAGTGCACGAAGGATATATCAAGCGTAATTTCTGTAAGTTTGCCAAAATCAATGCAAAGGTTAAACCTCGTGATATCCAATCGAAATTTCTTGAGGTCGAGGAATACGAGCGATTGATCTATGAGACAAGGAAACATCCAGACCGTACTGCTTATGCTGCACTCTATTTGATTGCTAAAACTGGCATGCGTTTTGCTGAGTGTCTAGGCTTAACTGTGGATGATGTTGATTACGATAATGGCACGCTGTTGGTCAATAAGACATGGGACTACAAAAATAATACTGGATTCATGCCCACAAAAACAAAAAGCAGTATCAGACAGATACCGCTTGATGATGATTGTTTGAAATTCATAAAATCGTTGACACCGCAACCCGATGGCAGACTACTGCCAAGGATATTTAATAATGCCGTCAATAGAACACTACGCAAGATAGTTGGTCGTGAAGTGCGTGTCCACTCGTTAAGACACACTTATGCCAGCTATTTAATCGCTCACGATATCGACTTAATATCAGTATCGCAAGTTTTAGGGCACGAAAATCTAAACATAACGCTTGATGTCTACGCCCACCAGTTACAAGAGCAGAAATCACGAAACCACGAAAAGATTAAGCAAATGTGGACAGAATGTGGACAAAAAGCTTTGAAGTAGCGATTTTACGGGCTATTACATAGTCTATCATAACGAAACAAGAGAAACAATAGCATAAAATAAAACTATAAGCACACTAAAATTAAGCGTTTATAGTTTTTTTATTTTTATTTATGTCCACCAATTTCTAAAAAGGGTGGACAGAATTGTGGACATAACAAAAAAACCACCGATGCCGGCGGCGTCTACCTATGAAGGCTATTCTCAAAACCAATATTATTATAGCACAAAAAAAGCCCCAGCACAATGCTGAGGCTTCGACCACTACCACCATGATGTCCGAACTGTGGTCTGTCGGGAGGTGATATACTCCTTTTCGTTTTTTAGTTTGCGTGGTCTAGTTTAGTTATTCGTAGTAGTTTACGAGATCATCTTTATCCCAACATGAGAGCCAAACCGTACCAAATTGGCCAAACTCGAAATGTCGGTAATAATACCCACCGTAGTAGCCACCGTCTGCCATATCTGCGATGTTTGTTTCATCACCAGCAAAACTAAAGAACATGCCAGCTTTGAAATCTTGGTCAGCACCATCCGGCAAGTCGTTGCCGTCAGCGTCTACCCAATTTACCATTGAAACCGGAATGCCATTTTCTCATTACTACCCACTATCCCTAGTGGGATTAGACTATATCTTACTTTAGATATTTTCTGTCATACTTACCAAAATACTTCTTTTCTGCCTCAATCCTTAGTTTCTCAGCAACTTCTTTATCTTTAGATGAACCTAGAAAAAGTCTTTTATTTCCAACTTGGATTCTAGCAACCCACAAACCCTTTTTGTTTAAGTTAACACCTTTGATTTTAGAAGTGCTGTTTTTATAAGTTGCTTTGTTCATCATGTTTTCTTGTTGACTTACTACCCTTAAATTACTTCTTCTATTATCTAAGGGATCGCCATTTATATGGTCAATATGTTGGTTTTTGTCTGTAACAGACATGATCAATCTTGAAAGTATCTTTTTTCCTTCTTCGAACACCATGACACAATTATAAATGCTTCTTTTGTCATTTCGAACATATAGGGTCTTACTGTATTTTTCAAAAACATCAAAATCAAGTAAAATTTCTTTTTCGTTCACAAAAACACTAACGTAATCATTGTGATACTTGTAAGGATATTCTTTTTTCCATCTACATTCATTTGAACAAAACGAATTAGAAACGTAATCATTATACTTATATCGTTTGTACTGTGAATATGTAGGAGCGAACATTTTGCCACATCGACAACAAGGAATTTCAGAAATAGTAATTTTAGTTTTTCCGTATTTTTCTAAAGAACAATTTTCTGAACAAAAAACCGATTTACCGTTTTTTATTTTTTCTTTTTGTTTTTTAGAAACTTCAAATGCTTTATGACAATTGGCACAAATGCCTTTTTTGGTTTTACTCATCTTATGACACCATCTTTCTAAAGTCTAGGCACTTCCACTAACGTACAAATAGTTAGTGTACTCCCGTAAGGGATAGTCGTTACACCTTTATGATTCTATTTTATCATACTTGGCACGGTATTGCCCGGTCTGGGTGTCCACCGTTAGCCATGCTTTTGCATGACACCGCTTTGTTTGCGTTCACCTAGTTTATACTGAGCCGAAAATTAGCTAACCCAGTCGAACCCTACGGGTGCCAAATAGTCACATTTAATTTGCCAAATGCCGTTAACATATTTGACTTCATTGGCTTCATAGTAAGCCTTGGATTGTGGGACTACTGCGGTGTTAGCTCGGTTATTAGTTTGAGGTGCAGTGTCAGCGTATCGCCAAACCTCGATATAAGCTGGCTGATTCCATCCGTAGTAATCATTCCAAGGGTAAGTATTGATTGCTTGTCCAACTGCTCCTTGAGTTGAGAAATCGCAACTAATAAAGTATGTATCATCAAGCATGACACCGACGTGTCCACCAGCTCCACCAGAGCTTGACATGTCAGCGCCCCATGACATCAAAACGATGTCGCCTGGCAATGCGTCCCATGACTCATTACGGCAGACACGATAGAAGCCGTTGTTTGCAAGCTGTTGTCCGAGGGTAACTGTTGATGGTAGCCCTTGAATGCCGATGCCGGCTTCTTTCAAGGCTTGCGATACAGACCCAGAACAGTCAGCCGTTCCGTCTGTACCGTTACGGCTTCCGAGCATTGAATAAGTCAATAGTCCTCGATGGTTAACAAACCAGTTAATGATAGATTGTTGTACACTCATTTAAGTGCCTCCTTTAATTATTTTTGAATGCTCTGTTTAATCTCCGAGATCGTTTTTTCCAACTCTTCAATTTTCTGTTTTAAAGCGTCAATTTCACTTGTAGGTAATTGAGATTTTGTTACAAGCGGGTCTTGCGCAAATTTGTTTTGTTCTAAAACCTGTAGAAAAAAGTTATTGTACGTCGGAAATAATCCATATGCTTGGCTGACAGACAATGATGAGGATTGTTTATTTTTAATCTCACCAATATCATGACCAATGGCTTCTATAGCCTTGCTTAAATTGCTCATAATTCACCCCCTATTAGAGAGAGTTTTTTGCAGTATTATACACGCTTACAAGGTCTTCTTGCTCGATTGTGTCAAGTCGTTCACCTAATTCAGTCATTTTAGAGATGATACCGCTGTCGGTATTGCCCCCCGCAGCAGTGATTTTATCAGCGATTTCCTTGAGCGTATCAAGCTCTTCCGGTGCATTGCCGATGATGTCAGCTTTCGCTTGCGTGATTGCTTGCGTCAAGCGTTCTTCGGTAATACCTTCTGAACTCTTATCAGCCTTGCCTGCTAGGGTTGTTTTAATTTCTTTGATATCAGCTCCCACAGCTTGGGCAAAATCATGTAATTTACTCATTTAATTATTCCTTTCAAATTTTAGCTAGATTGTAGATATTAACGAGGTCTTCCGTGGTGTCACTGCCACCGCTGATTAAGCCAGACTCTCGCAATTCATCCGCTAGTAGTTTTAGTTTAGGGCTCTTGTCCGATGGAATAGCACTGCCTGCATTCAGTGAGTTTTTGACTTTGACCTTGAAATTGTTAGACGGAAAAATGTGCCCATCCAGTTTAATTTCAAGGTAGTAAGTGCCAGTAGCTACCACGTTACCCATTGAGAACGAGAATACCCCATTTTCAACAGCAATGTCTTGGTAGAGTGCCACGGTTTCGTCGTTCGACAGCGTTAGCTTAGCAGTGCCAGACAGTTCCATGCGTTTTCCATCGTACCCTAGAATCTCAAAACCAAAAACGGAAGTGGTGTCCCCAGATTTGAGGACATCCCCTCCTTCGATTTGGTTGATGGAAGTCATGAGCTTAGCCATAGGCTAGTCCTCATAAGGTTTAGTGTATGATAGTGCTCGCTCGCTATCGCCTAGACCTTTAGTCGTTGGGTCTGGGAACATATTCAAGGCGTTAAACACTGTCAAACCTACCAAGTAAGGGTTTGATAGGAATTTACCAAACAAGTCAAACAGCGCTCCCCAGCTTGTGATATCTTCAAATTTGATACCAAAGTAAGCCAAAACCGGCAACACCAAGGCAAGCGCAAAGCGTGTTACGAATGTACGGTTTTTAAAACGAATAGACCAATTAATTTTCATTTTCTTTTTCTCCTTCTTCCACCTCGATTTCTGAGGTTAAATTAAATTTATCTTTATCGATATTTTTTTTGACGAATCTGTCAATAAAGGGAATTTCAACCCCTAGAGCCGACAAGCTAGCAAGAATGCTAGCCCCGTATGCTGATAGCATGGCAAAAATAAAAGCATCCATAGCACCGCCTAGATTCATAAAAACCATAAACGGATAAGATACTGTTACGATAATTAGCATAGCCGTGTGGCTGACCAATCCTTTTCGAAACCTACTGCTAGAAAATTCATGGAAAGCCCATGCCCTTGAAACACCCAACACGATATCAGCAACGATAACAAGCATGAGCAGGAACACCCAAAGGTGTTCGTCTATGCCGTGCTCGTAGAAATCTCGGACTACGTCAAATACTCCGAAAATCCCATCTGGTTTGTGGTGCATTTAACACTCCTTAACAAAATTATTTAACCCCCATTTTTAACGCATTACGCTCCCGTAGTAGTATCAGCCAAAATTTCATCCTCTACCTTATAACGCAAGTCACGTAGAGCACGTTCGTCTGTACGCATTTCTTGACGATGTTTAGCGTAGAGTTCAGCGTTAAGAAGATTCTCTTGAACAGTAGAGACCGCATTGGAATCTACGCTGATAAATGTTTGTTTAACAAGGATTGTAGCTCCTTCTTCTTCGACATTAAATTCTGCATTGATTGTACGTTGTTTTGTGATTTTAAGTGACATGATTATTTTCCTTTCTTAATTATCTTCAGTGATGTAAGAGACACTACCAGCATATACGAGTGTCTCACCAAATTGGTTATTAAACCTAATTTCACCAGTTGGACTAATGTTTAAAACAGCAACTCCTTTGTGAGTATTGCTAGAATTTTGATTTATCAATAAATGTGTTTCGTTGCACGGCTTGAAACCTTGTGGTATTTGTTTCGACAGCGGTAAATTTTCACAAGGCAATGTCTTGTACGTTCCTCTCACCATCGATATAGAAACTAAACTACCTTTCTTAGATAAGGCTAATCTCATACCCCAGTCGAGTTCAACTTCTTGCTTAACCAAAGCTGGTTCTGGTTTCTCTGGCTTAGGTGTGTACTCAATCCACGAACCGTTAGAGTTAGCCGTTACTGTCCGTTTAAACATCCGACCAGATATAGTCGTTAGCGTTTGATGGTATCCAGATAGACTTTCCACAACTTCCAAGTAAGCACCCTCGCCCGATGCGGGATGGTTTCGGTAGTTCCCTAAAATCGAAAAGAAGCCAGTAGTTCTATAGTCGTTTAAGTTATCTACTTTGTTATCCATAGCTGCACCGTCCGGCTCGGTCAGCTTATGGTGCTGAATCTGTTTTCGGTTCGAATAAATCAATCCGTCAACATCCAATGCTCCACGCTCACGGTATTTATTAATACCGATACCCTCTTTATCGTATGACATCACGATTCGATCACTTGGAACGGTGACTTGGAACGAAACGCTAGTAAACTTATCTTCCAGTTTTCCGACCACAATATACGATGTATCGGCTGGATACGAATTACCAAGGTTTGCGTTTGATGCGTTAAATTCAGAAATCTGCGACCAGCTCCCACCAGCCCCACCGTTATCGATGGTTTCGGTATCAGAGTCAACGTTACGTGTCGTGAACGTTAGTTTCATTGGATTTTTCTGAATGCCATTGACGGTAAGCGGCGCCACTTTTGCAAACCGCTTGACGGTCAGTGTGCTATTGGTTGCACCGCTCCTTGTAACCTCAAATCTCAACGTCGGACTGAAATAATTTAAAACCATAAACGTGGTTTCTTTAATTTCAGATCTAAGGCCTCGACTGTCTTCGACATACCCTCTTAACGTAAATTGCGTATCTTTGTTAACAGAAATCTCACGGAAAGTACCGTTAGGTGCAGAAATCGTGTTATTATCCCCAACGATTTCCATAAAGTATTTGGTAATTATTGCTCCGTATGAGGTTTCAACATTGTCAAAGCGTGCATAAATTCGAGATAACACTGATATGAAATGCGAGGTTGACTGAGTAATATTGCGTGTTTTCTCGTTCGCATCAGCCAAGGCAAAACCTCTGAAATAAGGTCTTGCTCTAAGTATGGATAAGCCAACAGTGAATTTTGTCGACTGTGTTTGTATTAAATTCCCGTCGACATACGTATCGACGTATAACAGGCCCCATCCAGACATAGCTGTTGGGATTTCCTCGGACAGATTTTCCGGAACTTTCCATGTACAAGATGTATCGACGTTTTTAGCAATAATTCCACTCTTATTATCGCCCCAGGTATACCTAACTGTGTGAGTCGCATTCGGTGTTCGCTTATTGATGGTTATGGTCATTGTATCGCCAATAATTCCACCCGGTGCACTAATTGAACTACCTAATGATACCGGGTTTAGCGTAACGCTTTGGTTTTTGATATCAAGGTCATAAGGCCCATCAGCGTTCCCATACGAGTAGAAATAAGCACTAACATTAAATGTATTGTTCCCGTTAGTGTGCTCTACCGTTATTGTTTTATCAACAATAAGGGTATTCGAATTTCTGTCGGTAACAGCGAAGTAACTAACATCACCTGTATATTGACCAAACCCCTCAACATACCACTTACATTGTCGTCTTGAGAATGTTCTATCTGTGTTGTACAAAACCACTCTAAAACGAACATCGCTGGTATTGTTATTTTGATTCTGTCTAACTTGGTCGATAATCAGTTGAATCCGATACCCTCGGTCATTATTGGACCAATATTCTGCCATCTTACTTACCTCCTACATATCTGATAACATTACGGTTTGGGTTGATGAAATCTTGTTCTTCCCTAAAGCGGCCAATCTGGATAGTTTTTGAGAAGATACCATTCTCGATGTGAATCACACCTTGCGAGATATACATGACCTCATTACCGGCTGAGAACATTGAAATGCGACCGTTTGGATTGAATAGCATAGAACTAGAGTTATCAGTTTTACCAATGACAAGCCCTTCGTTTGAAGATGCCATGTAACTATCGATAAAGTTCCAACGCTCTGACATGTCATTCAGATTGTTCTCTAGTTTTGCGACACGGGCGCTGGCATCCGCAAGGTTTTTTTCAGCTTGTGCTCGATTAGCGTTGTTTGCATTAACAAAATCTTGGTAAGCTTTCACCCACTGATTGAGTGTATCAAGGGACACTTTAGCTTCAATCTCAGCTTTCATTACTGAATTGATTTCGTTCAATCGGTTTAATTGGTTTTGTGTCAAGGCACTGTCAGCCTTGCTATCTAACTGGTCTTTTAGGTCTTTCGGCGACGCTTGCCACGCTCGGTCAGTCGTCCCCTCATAGCAATCCAATTCAGTGAAGAATAGCAATGACTTACTACCGTTATTCGTACCCTTGTTATCAATACGGATGAAACCTTCATCACATTCGCCGGAATTGAACGTCAAATGCCACTTAACAACCCCGCCAGTAGATGGTGAGCCGGTATGTGATTTGAAATTAACTACCTTAGTGAATGTCTTATCCGTTTCATTCGACTTACGACCAAGGAAATAGATATCAACGCCCTTGATGTTACCAGTGGCAAATGATTGAATGTTAAACGAATAATCAGTATTGCGCTTAACTGGAAAACGTGTTGTAGACGCTGGTACTGGTGATGGTGTTTTGAGCAAAAATAACGGTTTAGCGCTATTGTAGTAAAACGAGTGCTGTGAAACAGACAGATTAGGGTTCTGTTGTGGAGTTTGCCAAAAACCCCAATTGTCAAGATTCTCTGGGAACGCTGAGTTAGTGATAAGGTTTTCACCACCGACAGAAACACTGCCCGTCATATCGTTCCAAGTGTAGTCTGCCGGATTGGTGCTGTCTGTTCTATCGAAATTAGTACATACACCCAAATAACGCTTGTTACCATTTTGCGTCAAACTAAAACCAGTCCGACCATCAGCGCTATCTGCATAAGCAAAATGGACGTAGGGCGTTCTTCCGTCAGCTCCAGCCTTACCAGGAATACCATCCCGTCCATCGCTACCTTTCCACTTGCTCCATCGGTAATCTTGTGGATTTCTGCTATCGGTAGCATTGAAATCTTGGTACATACCAATGAATGCCTTGTTAGTGTCAGTTTGACTAAAGCCATCGCCAGAAACGGTGTCAGCATAGGCAATATGGGTGTACTGTGTTTTACCGTCAGCACCCTTAACGCCCGGTATACCTTGGTCGCCTTTTGGACCTTGTAACCCTTGTGGACCTTGTACGCCACGTTCTCCTTGTGGTCCTTGAGGTCCAATTAAACCACGTTCGCCTTTATCTCCTTTAGCCCCATCATTCCCTTTTGGACCTTGTTCACCGATTTTAGATACTGAATAGCCAGTCTCATTGGTGTTATCGGTGTAAGTCCAAACTGTTTTTGTCCAAAGGAATTGCCCCGCTGGCACGTTAGGTACTTGACTAGTCCAACCAGTTGTTGGTGCTACTGTACCCGATGTGCCTTGTGCATAGGTGATCGTTGTGCTACGAATACCGACACCATCTTTACCAGCGATACCATTGTTCCCATCGTTACCATCTCTAGCAACATAGGTTTTCTGATAGCCCGTTTCGGTGGTGTTATCAGTATAGGTCCAGACGGTCTTAGTCCAAAACCATTGCCCTTTAACTAATGCCGGTGGGTTTTGATACCATGCTGTAGGTGGCACGGTTTCGGATGCAGATAGACCATAGAGAACACTGGTATTTCTAATACCAATACCATTCTTACCGGGAATACCATCGCTACCACGGTCTCCCTTCGGTCCCTGTTCGCCCATTTTAGCGACTGAAAAACCTTGCTCACTCATACCGTCTGAATAAAACCATGTCGTTCTTGTCCAGAGGTATTCGCCAGGGTTGACCGTCGGGATGTCTGGTGACCACGTACCATCTTCAAATACGATATTTTTAACCCAGATAGAGTTATCTGTCGTATAAGTGTTGATACGAATCTCATAGTCACCAGTTGGGCGGTTGTGGGTGTATTTAGTCCCTTTAGATGTGTTCAAATCAGAAATGATTTGCCATGTTTTCAACGATGCGTTTACAATCCAAATCGTAGCGTTACTACTGCTCGAAAATGTAATGTGCTGGTTAGTGAACGTTCCGTTGGTTTCGGCAGACAAAACGTAAGTCTTGCCTTGTTCTAAACGGACACGTTGACCAGTCATTATGATGTTGTCTACCTGTGAGCCCATTGGCTTAAACCCACCCGGTAATTTTGCTACCACGTTTCCCGTGGGGGTATCAACGCCACTTTTTGATTTTGCATAACGTAGCGTGGTATTAACCAACCCCACGCCATCCTTACCGGGCAAACCATCATCACCTTTAGAGCCGTTTTGCGGAATGTATGTTTTTTGATAGCCAGTTTCACTAGATAAATCCGTATACATCCATTGTGTTTTAGTCCAAAGGTATTTGCCTTTAACCAAAATTGGTGGGTTTGCTGTCCAACTAGTAGGCATAGTGGTTTCATTGTCACTCATGCCATAAGTGATAGTGGTAGATTTTAGACCTACCCCGTTCTTTCCAGGCAAGCCGTCATTACCTCTATCACCTTTCGGGCCCTGCTCGCCTTTCGGTCCGGGGTCACCTTTAACACCGTTTCTACCGTCTGAGACATTTAAAAAAGTAACTTCTTCTGAAGCTACTTCTTTGTTATCTACCCATGCGGAAACAGTCAAGGCAGTAGGCTGGGTAATTTCTGACGCTACCATGTCGTAAGTCATACCGACATATTTAATAACACCATCGATTACGAAACGCCAAGTCGCATTAACTGTTTTATCACCTTGTTTCAACACTGGTCTGACAGTAGAACGACCAACGCCATTCTTAAACGCTGTACCGTTTGTTGTCGTGATCTCGACACGGTATGGCAAAGCTCTAGCTGCGATTTCATCGATGCGCTGTTGTAAATCGGACGATGGTTTATTAACGATTTTACGGTAATTCGAAAACACCACCGAATTATTCAACGGCATATCGAAACTGATAATCATTTCAGTAACACGAGCTTCGAGAGCTAGGCCACCTCTAAAATTATTATTGATAATCTTAACGGTATCGCCTAAATTAACATCCCTGTAGTTTTCCATGAAACTAGAGTGGACATCAACCGTGTAGGTCATGAGTGGATAAGCATACTGCTTAATGGTACGCAAGGCGTAGCCTTTTAAAGCATTGACATCTTTATATTCGGTTTCGAAATCCTTGCGTGTCCAGTTATCAGCATTGCCTGGATTCATGGTAGATGGATAGCGTTCCCTAGACAGCGGGGCGAATACTAAACTATTACCACGCCTAGAATAAAACTCTACTTGTCCTAGCTCGTTCTTTTCCTCGAATTCAACATCGTTTAGGTTAATACCATCTTGACCAACGAAATTACCAGCGTTGAAAAGTTGCGTTTTATCGCTAGTAACTTGGACACCCTTTAACTCGTTTTGAAAATAAAGGACCACATCACCCCTAGCCTTACCAATACCATGGTGATTTTCGTCCGGTTGTTGATAGATGTCGATGATAAAGCGTTTCAAAGTTCCATCTCGGTTTAATTCCGTTCGAAATGCCATTTCAGCATCAAATTTAGACATTAGACTTCGCAATTGGGCTAATCGTGTATCTTGTGCTTCAAACTCAACTTTTCGTGTTCTGTCAGAAACCTCGTTAACACCGATTTCCATGTTCGCAAAATCAAGATACCTCATGTCATTCAGATACCAAGCTAGTGTCTGAGCATTATCGCTCTTGTAGGGGATGGCTCCTTCTTGTGCCAATTCCAAGTTAGTGTTGTTACACGTAACTTGAAAACTCGTATCGTTCTCAACGAGTTGCGACACATAGAAAACGTGATAGGAATTATCGTAATAAAACGAAACAAACATATCATCATTGATATATTTAACATCGTCATGTAGCTTTCCATCTACGATTTTAGGAATTACGAAATCGAATGTACTAGTTGCGTATTCAAGATAGCTATGCCACTGACTGTTTGAGTAGGACAACATGCCAGGAACGTTGTTATTCAACGCACACACTTTTCGCATGTTTTTGTCATGAATCCAAATTTGCATTAAATGAAACGCTCCTTCCATGTTATTTCAATAGTTGGGTCAGTCCTTGTCCAACTTGATGTGTAGATATCAATTTCTGTTTCACCCGTACCAATGCTGAACGGTTCGGACAAGTACGCTAACTCGTTAGATGCTGGCAAGTTATCGACTAGGGTCTTACCTTTAGCCATATCTATCTCAAGAATAGAACTTTTGCGAAAACGGTTAGGGATATCTACCAGTTTGCTGACAAAGTCTTTTCTGTAGATAAAACTATCGATATACATATGAGTTAGCATAGGACTGTCGTATATGCCGAATATACCAATATTTATTTTCGCCGATTTCTTGCCTTTGATTTCAGGAATTGTGTATTGCGGGTAAGATCCCCACCAGTAAAATTGAAGCATGTCATCCCGTCTTAATATGTCAGACCACCCTCTAGGTTCATTGAATGGGTTGTGCTGCTCAACGTGTGTGCACAGAAAACTCTTTCTCTCAAGGATTCGATAGCCACCTTTTCCATCGCTAACCAAAAAATTGTAATGGCTATCAAGACCGTTTGCATCCTTGTATGTTTCAACTCCATAAAGAAATTCGCCTTTGTCGCTTGTAACAGATATTTTCAGAAAACCAGTTTGATTACTCGCACCAGCCCAAAAAATCTGCCTCCACCAAAGATATTCGCTTAAAGATCCTTTTTGACCATTACTATCAATCGGGATTTCCCAAGTTAATGAGGCCCCTTTCAAGTAAGTGCCGCCCCCGCCACGATTTCCTAAGGCGATGTGAGGTCTTCCCCATGAATTATCAATGTAAAGCGAACCATTTAATGTTTGAGCACTATCGTTAAATATGCCATTGTTCTTAGTAGAAACAGCTAGCCCTTTTTGGATTCCATCGCTAGTGGCGAAATCCAATAGAACTTCCGAGTTTTTAGCGTCTTCAATGTCCACTTCATTAGGATTGCCAATCTCATAGCTTTCACTAGAGCTTTTAACAATCCCAACCCAGCCGTTATCTGAGTTGAATTTCAGTTTAATATCTGGGTAAGTTTCAGCCGTACCAAAGTTTTTTAGAGTGGCCTTGTAGTGTCCAGTCGATACCTTTTTAATACTGCCATACTTGGTTTCACCATCGCTACTTACTAGGGCCTGTGCCTTGTTCTCACCGTAACTTTTTGGCACGTCGAACGTGACCGTTACTGTTGCGGTGATAGGTGCAGTGTTCTTATCGACTGCTAGTGATGCTTGACCAGACGGGATAGCTTCCCAGACCTTGTTAGGTTCGTCACCGAAAATTAAGGTTTTTGGCTTGTCAACGTTGAGATATCCGCCTAGCGTTTCAGCAATGGTATTAAAGTAGTCGTAGTTTCCAACTAAAGTAAACGATACTTGAATCTGCTTAACTGACAAGGTGCTATATAGGAATTGCTGACCATAACGCCTACGCCCTTGGTCTTGATAGTTGTTGTTGAAATTCGATGCCACATTTTTCGTGACATCTACTGGAACGGTACGCCCTTGCCCCTCATTAAATAATTCGGTTAAGTTCTTCCCGTCAAAAATTACTGACATTCCTATCAAATAATGCTACCTCCTAACAGCGCTTGTCTGCGCTCATAATCGTTTGTCGCTTTTGTCATGAACGGTGCTAGACCGTTTGATACGCTTCTACCATCGATGATGTTTCTAACTTCGATTGGGTTAGAACCGTTAGTTACCAATTGACCGAGTAGGTCAATCATGACATCTAACTTGCTTTCTAGTGCAGAAACACGCTCACGGTCTGAATTGCTATCATGGTTGCCTTGTGGGGCATCGCCCGCAAAACGTGCCACTGCTTCAGTAAGTAATTGCCACGCTCTACCACGTTTTGCAATGTCCGTCGGGATGACATACTCTGGCATATCGCCTTCAGCTAATTCATAAACACCATTCTTGTGGACTAGACCACCGTTAGCGTAGCCATAAGCGGCAACACGGGTAAAGGCTGCGTCTGTTGTCCCATAGCGGTGTTTGATGTAGTTGATTGCAGCAAGCAAGTTATCATAGCCATTACGGATATTGTTATGTCCTGCGTGCTTGTAAGCGTCAAATGTTGGTTGAATAGTTTGCATCAAACCAATAGACGGTGTACCAGCTCTTGCGTTACTATCCCAGTTATTTTGAACGTTAGGGTCACCACCCGATTCACGTTGAATGGTTGCCAAAATTTTAGACACACGGAAGTCGTTTGGTTCAATTCCATTAGCCTTCAACGCTCTAACTACGGACTCACGCCAACGAGAAACGCCTGTACCTTGTGGCCCATCTTCTCCCCCACCCGGAGGGCTGAGCAATGGACCAAGGGTTTTCTTAATCCATTCGAACATGCCCCCAACTTGACGTTTAATCAAAGTTTGGAGTGGGCTGTTTCGGTCCTTAAGCGGTTTGCTATCGTCACCACCACTACTTCCACTGTCTCGCACTCCGAAATCAAGGAAGGTAGCAGCGTTAGAGATGTGACGGCCAGCGTATTGATGATACTGACCATTGCCACCGTAGTTGTATTCTTCACCATCGTAGGTATCACCATGCACTGCCGTTACAAAGTCAACGTGGTTGCTTGAAACAGGTCCACCAGTATAGACGGCTACTGTTCCCGGTTTTGGTCTACTTAAGTGTGGCACGCTGGCAGATATCCACTGGTTACCATTTCCGAGGTGACTAAACAAGCTAGGCTTAACGCCAAGGTTTGCCAAACGGCTCGCAACGAATGATACACACTCACGATAGAAGTAACCCCAAGGGTCAGCTCCAGCGTCTTTTGCCTTGTCTTTGAAGCGGTAGTCGTCGCCTTTAGCACCCATTGCCACTGTGCCTTCATCCATCGACGCATTAGCCATAGACCAAAGCTCTTTCCACCAGTTTTTAGCTTCTTCGATTGGTTTCTTATACAATGCGTTACCGAGTGGGTTAAACATGCCGGCTAACTTATCAGCGTTAGGGCTGAATTTTTTAGCTAATGAACCGACTGGGTCTTTAACCACATCACCGACAAACTCAATCATTTTCATGAATTTGTCAACACCGTTTTTCATAGTGTCCCAAACTGAGCCCGCTACGTTGGTAGCAGTATCCCAGATTTTAGACCAGAAACCAGTTCCCTTTGCAAAGGCTCCACGTTCAACACCCATGAGCATTGCTAATTCACTAGCATTGATTACCTCTGAGCCAGCCGGCAAGAGATATTCAACGTTTCGACCTTGTGGTAAGAATGACTTACCATTAGGTAGAATTACCATCTCTTGGTTGTTGGTTTCTGGGCTATCGTAACCGTCATTAAGTGTGGCTAACGTAGGCTTGGTAATTGGGTTTCGGTATGAGCTAAACATACCAGTACCACCGGCAAACTTAACTTTCGGGATTTTCGAGATAGCTTCCTTGCTACCACCAAAATCAGAAATAAGTTTATTGATGCCGTCGATACCAGCATTCGGAAGTGCGATGACAGCGTTGATACCGTCTCCGGCAAGTTTTTTCATGCCGTCCCACATTTCGCCAAAGCCTTTTTTCACATTGTCCCAGGTATCTTTGAAGAATTTAGCGATATTGGTTAAAGCATCGGTGATTAGTTTGGTAATGTTGACGCCAAATTTCTCTTGCGTTAACGCTCCGATTTCATCCCATTTTTTAGAGAGGAATTTTTTAGAGTTTTCCCAACCATCGAACCAATTCTTATTGATGCCTTTGTGGTGTTTATCAATATCTTTACCAAGGGCAGTCATGGCTTCGGTAGCATTGCCCTTGATACCTTCCCATGTTTTAGATGCGAATTTTTTGACATTGTCCCACTTATCAGACCAGTCTTTTTTAAGATTAGTCATGTGTTTTACAATGCCTTTCGCCATATCTTTAACATGGTCAACCGTGCTATCAACAAACTTCTTGAATGGTTTGTTATGCTCATACATCAACTTAAACCCAGCGACTACTGGATTAGAGATCACAAGCAATTTCTTAGCGGTGTTGGTAAAAGCTTTGATGCCTTTTTCACCGCCAGTGAAGTAGTTCTTTGTTTGTTCGAAGCCCTTCTTAGTGCTTTTGGTCATTGAGTCCATCGCACCAGTCCAAGTCTTCTTCATGCTATCCCATGTCTTACCAAGCCATTTACCAGCACCAGAAAAACCATCCTTGATGTTCTTAACGATACCATCAACAAAAGCTTTGAATTTCTTGTTATGCTTGTAAATTAAAGCGAAAGCCCCAGCAATTGGATTAGCAATAAATAAAAGGACTTGTTTCCAGTCCTTTTTGAAGAAATCAATGATCTTACCAAAGATTTCTTTAGTAACTTTGAAGATTTTATCAAAGGCTTTTTTAGCAGCAGAAAACATGCCATCGACAAAGGCTTTGATTTTCTTATTGTGTTTGTAAAGCAGTACCAAGGCAGTGATAGCCATAGTTACTGCAACCACAATCAAACCGATAGGATTAGAAGCCATAGCTAAGTTCATAGCCTTTTGCGACGCTGTCATTCCGACTGTGGCTGTTCGCCATGCGTGAATACCTTTAACGACTGCCGTGATACCGAGGGCAATCTTAGAGCCTACAAAGTAAGCTGCAAACAAAGAACCGACTGTTTTTATAGCCGTCTTATGTTTTGCAATGCCACCTAAAGCCTTGGACAGCGATGTAACTGGCCCTTTAGCCTTCTTGCCGTTGCCAGTCATGAGGTTGAAAGCACCAGCGACACCTTTAATCATGTCAACGGCAACTTCCCAAACACCGCCAGCAAAGTCTTTACCAATGCTAAAAACTGCACCTAAACTGTCTTTTGTTTCCTTGAAGAAAGCTACAATTTTAGGAGCGTTGTTAGCAATGCTTTTGCTCAGATTATCGACAAACTTATTGAGACCGTCCATGAAGCCATTGAGCTTATCTGTACCATTTCCAAGGTTAAACACCTTAGAAAAGGCATCCATGATAGTGCCTAGACCTTTGGAAACGTGCTCCCCTAAATCTTTAAATTTAGTTTCAGTGTTAGGGTCAGCAACCCAATTCCCAATCTGTTGCAAGAATGGGTTTTTCATTTTATCGATTGGGTCACGGAAAGCAGCAACTACCGCCGGCATACGAGACTGGATTGTCCTTTCAAGACCACCAATGGTTGTCGAGAAGTTAGCCGTAGCATCCTTGTATTTGTCTTGCAACTCAAACAAGGCTTTTTGCGCCATTTCAGCGGTAATCTTACCGTCTTTCTGCAATTCAGCATATTTATCGGCGGTCATGTCAGCAATTCCAAGCTCTTGTGCTGCCACCTCTTTAAGTTGGTTCTTCATTTCTGGGAAGACGTTGATGATTGACATCATGTCTTGCCCTTGAACCTTACCGTTGGCAATCATTTGCGCCCATTGGGTTGCGAAGTTTTCAACCGCTGCATCGGTCTGACCAAACGCATCTTGCAAAGTCAAAATGGCTTGCGTTTGCTGTTTGGTTAACTCGGTGTTGTGAGTAACGGCATAGAATTTTTGGTTCATACCGTCAACCATTTCGGTTGAGTTAGCAGCCGCTTGTGCCATTTGATTGGTCATGTCAACCATTTTCTTACCTTCTTCAGCATTACCCGTTAAGGTCAACCAAGTGGCGTTCATGGTTTGTTGGTATTTAACGTATTCAGCACTGGATTGTGCGATTTCATCAAACTTACCCTTAATAGCTCCCAATGCGTTTTGGAAACCGTTACTAATCAAGTTAGCTGCGAACGTTGCCCCAAAGATACCCTTTAAGCGTGAGGTTTTATGCTCGGTCTCATTAACCTCGTTCCCTAAACGTTTGAAGCTATCTTTCAAGCGTCCGATGAACGTGCTAGATTGTTGACTTTGCTCGATTTCGTCATTGAGTTTGTCAGCGGCGTTTCTAGTATGTGCTAGGCTAGTAGCCGTTTCGTCTAAACGTTGCTTTTGCTTGCGGTATTCATCGCTAGTTCTTCCGGACTGTTTAGCGACACGCTCAAGCATTTCTTTTTGGGTTTCATATTGCTTGTTTAAGTTAGTAATAGAACCCTTGTATTGTTTAAGTTGTTCTTGTCTAGCTTCATCCTCTTTGCCTTCAGCTTTTAAACGCTTGACATAAGTTTCAGACGCTTCATTTTGGGCTTTGTATTCCTTTTGAAGCTCTGCTAAGCCAGATTTTTGATAATCAAGGCTATTTTTAGCTTGTCGCTGTTGGTTCTCCAACGCTGCCAAGCGTGTAGTGGCTTGGTCAATCTGTTGTTGATATTTAAGGTACTGTTCAGCAGTTTCGGCAGTGCTACCCTTAAGTTGAGACTGTTCTTGTTTCAGTTTCTCAATCTTATGTTGTTGGTTTTGGATAGCGTTACCCAAACCGTCGTACTTAGCTTGTGCTGCTCCTAGATAATCACCAGCACTACGCATTTGACTCTCTTGTGCCTTCCATGCGTTAGTTGAGCTATTGACTAACTGAGTTAACCGTTTAATCGAATTAGCCGCTTGTAACGTGTCTAAGGCGATTTCCGTGGACATGGTAGCTTGTACTTTTGCCATGTATTATTTTTTCCTCCTTTCCTTCAAAAATTTTAGAGTAAAGATGTTGGGTCAACCATTCTATCTTCTTCCTCTTTTGCATTTAAGATTTTCATTAGCTCGTAATAGTCAGTGTCGTAATACTGATCTAGTGTCCACCCAAAACCTTGAATCGATTTCTTAGCAATGAGTTTCAAGTCCTCAATGCTGTTTTCTAAATCAAAAATCTGTTCGCCTTTAGATTTTATTCTTTTGGGTCAGTTTCACCAGCGGCATTTTCAAGTTGTTCATCCGTCAATCCGTACATGTAGCCCACC